AGACATGTTCCTGGACTACCTAACCGGTAGTATAGAGGGGTAACATCATAGCCCTTATAGTATTCCTTACCACAAGATTCACGGTAAGGACCACTGATATAGCTTTTATCGTTATTCACAATAAAGCCTATTGAATTTAAAACTTCAATTATATCAGGTGCCCATTCACTGGGTGCTATCATGTCATCACCATATACCGACCATTCAACATTGAATGAATCCGGCATAAAACCGCGACGCTCAGCGACATATTCAATCACAGCTGCAAAAATAAGGCATTCGATGGGGAAGCATAATGCTGATCCCATTGGAGCATACTTATGGCTTTGAATTACTTCACCATTAGGTAGTTCACAATGAGTTGACCGCGTAGCGATCATCCACCGATACACCCGAGTGCGATTAAAGATGCTTTTCACCAGGCCCCAGGATACAGAGTCCGATGCAGCAGACAGGTCGATAGTACAATAAGTATCATACTTACTACCGTGCCAAGCTAGCACTTGATTCCATTCTTGGTCGCGTAACATCATCCTAGTTTTAAGAAAAGGATGTTCATGTATGAATTTATACAGTTTACGCATTACTCCCTGTTGGAAGTATTGCAGAGTTGCGGGCTCCATACATATAGTTCGCAGTTTTCTTGCATTCTTTGGAACAAACATTACAACAGATTTTCGTATCAGAGGTTCGGTCTTTAACCCCAACGGAGCATAGTCTTCAAGTTTGTTAAGACTCGAATACCAACCCGTGGTGCACTTCTCCAAAAGAGGATGTGTGTGCAGAGCATGATATTTTTCATACGCTGTAAGCTGCCCTTCGGCAACGCAACCTGGTCCATGTCGGACTGGTAGTGTTGTCAAATCAATACCCCTCAACCATCTGGTCAAGATAGTTTGCAAAGAAGAGGTAATCTCTGACTTGCTAGACAAATCTAACATGGCCAAACGTTCTTCTGTAGCTAAGAAACTTGTTAGGGCTTCTTGTTCAAGTGAATCCATCTTGAATTCAAGCTTTGATAAAAACCTGAGCCAACAGAAAACATGTTTGAGTTTCGGTAATTCCTTCCACTCTATAAACGACACCACATGCTCCTTCACAGGAGCAAGAAGTATCAACAGGAAAGGTGAGGAAAGATCAGCTTTAAACTGAGAAAATCGATCGTATTTGTTGTTTATTAACAATCGATACATCTCCTCCAATCCCGC